TGGGCCAATCATGGTTGCAGTAGATGCAATGCTAAAGGGCTATGATCCGTTTGATTACGACGAGGAGGATGATATTGATGCAGGATATTAATTCACATCAAGTAGGCGGAGATCATTACGCATCCAAGAGCGTTCAGCCTTGGCAAGCAATGGAGTCCTGGATGTCGCCAGAAGCTTTTGCTGGATTTTTACATGGGAATTGTATAAAATATTTGGCGCGATATAAGGATAAGAATGGGGTTGAAGACCTAAAGAAGTGCCAGCATTACCTATCAAAGCTGATTGCAATGGAAACCATTGAATTGGTCAGTGATAATCTGAATGCTGTGGGTGAAAATATGCGTAAATCCTATTTTGAATCTGGTTATCAAGCGGGTTTGCACAATACGCCTCCAGTTGATTCTTCATATATTGATATGGATATAGATTGGCGGCGCGGGTATCTGAAGGGAAGGGCGGAATCCGTAATGGATAGACATGGTGACTGAGCCTGTCATCATAGGCAACGCAAGGCTGTATCTAGGAGACTGCTGCGACATCCTGCCGACGCTTGGCAAGATTGACGCTGTTGTGACCGATCCACCTTATGAATTTGAAACTGGAGGCGCTGGTATATTCCGCACAAACCGCAAAAACATGGACGAAATTGCAGCGGCTGGATTAGCTGATGGCTTTGACCATAGTATATTGAATGGTGAGCAGTTTGGCGCTGCCGTTGTATTTGCTCACAATGACCAATGGGCTGTGCTGTTGCCGCATCTGGCAGAACAATTCGGACGGTATGCTATATGCCAATGGCATAAGCTCAACCCAATGCCCGTTGCCAATCGACACTACCAACCTGATACTGAAATTTATGTTCATGCCTGGAATGCAGGATTCCATCCAGCAGGAGAACTTCGACAAAAGAAACGCTATATTTTAGCAAACGGCGGACAAGATACATCAATACCTCATCCAACTGTGAAGCCTTTATCTGTCATGCAAAAGATTATAACAAACGTAACTGGGGAAACAATTTGCGATCCGTTTATGGGTTCAGGTTCGACAGGTGTTGCAACAGTAATGGACGGACGCAAATTCATTGGTATTGAGCAGAACGAAGCATTTTTTGCGTTAGCCTGCAAGCGCATTGAGGATGCACAAAAACAGGGAGACCTTTTCATTTCATGAAGTCTGATGTATTAAGCAAGAACCAGACCTTTTATGGAAGCTGAGAACAGTGGCACTAACACCTAAACAAGAGCGATTCGCTCAAGAAGTAGCATCAGGCAAAAGCCAAGCAGAGGCTTACAGAACAGCCTTTAATGTTAAGCCGACAACTAAACCAGAGACCAGCCAAGCGAATGCTTGCAGGCTAATGGCTGATAGCAATGTTTCAACAAGGGTTGCTGAATTACGAGCAGCCGTTGCAGAACGTGTCACATGGACGATGGCAGACAGCCTTGATGTGTTGTCAACGATAGCTAAAGGCTTAGACGTAGACGCAAAGCCAAGCGACAAAGTGAACGCTGTAAAAGCTATCAACGCAATGATAGGCCTTGACGCTCCATCCAAGTTGAATCTCACAGGTAATCTGGTTACACACATCCAGCGTGAAGTGATTGATGACAACGCTGAAGATTAAAACACCGCGATGGTTCAAGCCATTCCTAAAGCCCAGCCGCTATAAAGGCGCACATGGTGGGCGTGGATCGGGTAAGAGCCATGCCTTTGCGGAAATGGTTATAGAAGCGCACGTTATGGATCAGCGGCGCAGAACTGTTTGCGTGCGTGAGATTCAGAAGTCGCTTTCGCAATCCGTCAAGCGTTTGCTAGAGCTAAAGATCGAACAGCTTGGCGTGCAGGATTACTTTGAGATTCAAGAGACCCAGATAAAGTCACGGCACGGCGATGGCTTAATCATATTCCAGGGGATGCAGAACCACACGGCTGACTCCATCAAGTCGCTAGAAGGTTATGACTGCGCTTGGGTAGAAGAAGCTCAGACGCTATCGCAACGCTCGCTCGATCTATTGCGTCCGACAATCCGTAAGCCAGACAGTGAACTGTGGTTCACATGGAACCCGCTCAACAGCAGTGACCCGATCGATATGTTGCTGCGTGGTGAAACTCCACCACCTGATGCTGTAGTTTCTCAGGTAAACTATCGAGACAATCCTTGGTTCCCTGATGTGCTTAAAGCGGAGATGGAATACGATCGAGAGCGCGACCCTGACAAATACAAGCACGTTTGGCTGGGAAGCTACGCATCGAACAGCGAAGCGCGTGTATTCCGCAATTGGAAGATAGAAGACTTCGAAACACCAGAGGACACAACACATCGCTTTGGCGCTGACTGGGGCTTTGCATCTGACCCGACTGTTCTAATCCGCTGCCATGTTGTTGGCCGCACAATCTATGTCGATCATGAAGCCTATCGCGTTGGCTGTGAGATTATGGACACGCCTGACCTGTTCTTCACTGTGCCTGAGTCCGAAAAGTGGCCCATCGTTGCTGATAGCGCCAGACCTGAAACGATTAGCCATATGCGTAAACATGGCTTCCCAAAGATCATGCCAGCAATCAAAGGGCCTAAGTCTGTAGAGGAAGGCGTTGAATGGTTGAAGTCATATGACATCGTTGTCCACCCTCGCTGCCAGCACACGATCGACGAATTAACGTGCTATAGTTATAAAACTGACCCCTTGACAGGACAAATCTTGCCAATCCTTGCGGATCGTGATAATCACCTTATAGATGCGCTACGTTATGCGTGCGAGGCCATACGTCGAGCAGTCCCTCCAAAGACTTTCGATGTGCAACCTTTGGCAACTGTGAGTAGGTGGTAAATGGCTCGACTGAATAAAGAACAAAGGTTCCAGAACATCCATCAACAGGCGATGACGGAGTTCGATCGTGTTCAATCCTCAGTCCGTGATGAGCGCCTACAGTGCCTTCAGGACAGACGCTTCTATTCAATCGCTGGCGCACAATGGGAAGGCCCATTAGGTGACCAATACGAAAACAAGCCGCGCTTCGAGGTAAACAAGATTCACCTTAGCGTCATTCGTATCATCAACGAATATCGTAATAACCGCATCGCTGTAGACTTTGTAAGCAAGGACGGCGACACGGATGAAAAACTAGCTGAGACTTGCAACGGCCTTTATCGTGCAGACGAACGGGACAGCGGCGCTGAAGAAGCATACGACAACGCTTTTGAGGAAGCTGTAGGCGGTGGGATTGGTGCATGGCGCTTACGCACTGCTTATGAAGACGATGAGAATGACGAGGACGAACGCCAGCGCATCCGCATAGAACCAATCTATGATGCTGATAGCTCTGTGTTCTTCGACCTTGACTCTAAGCGCCAGGACAAAGCCGACGCTAAGTATTGCTTCGTTCTATATTCCATGACCTATGACGCTTACAAAGCTGAATGGAATGATGACCCAACGACATGGCCTAAAGAGATTCACCAGTACGAATTTGACTGGGATACGCCTGACGTTGTGTTCGTCGCTGAGTATTACCGCGTCGAGGAAACCCGTGAAACAGTCCGCATCTTCCTGACAATTCAAGGCGAAGAAGAACGCTACACGCAAGCAGACTTCGACGCAGATGAAACGCTTGAAGAAACTCTTGCCGCTGTCGGCACTGTGGAAGTGCGCCAGAAGCGCATTAAGCGTAAGCGCGTACGCAAGTATATCATGAGCGGTGGCGGCATTCTTGACGATATGGGCTACATTGCTGGCAAGAACATTCCGATCGTTCCTGTCTACGGCAAGCGTTGGTTTGTTGACAACGTAGAGCGTTGCATGGGCCAAGTGCGCCTAGCGAAAGACCCGCAGCGCCTGAAGAATATGCAGCTATCGAAGCTGGGCGAGATCAGTGCGCTTTCCTCCGTCGAAAAGCCAATCCTGCTTCCAGAGCAAGTCTCTGGTCACCAAGTGATGTGGGCTGAAGATAACCTTCGCAACTATCCTTACCTCCTAGTCAATCCTATCACTGGCCCCAATGGTGAGACTCAAGCTACTGGGCCTGTTGCTTACACCAAGTCGCCACAGATTCCGCCAGCGATGGCTGCACTGTTGCAGATCACTGAATCTGATATGGCTGAAATACTGGGCAACAACCAGCAATCAGACAAGATGGTTAGCAACATCAGCGGCAAGGCTGTTGAGCTTATCCAGACGCGCTTGGATATGCAGACGTTCATCTACATGAGCAACATGGCTAAGGCTGTGCGGCGCTGTGGTGAGATATGGCTTTCAATGGCGAAAGACATCTACGTTGAAGAAAAGCGTAAGATGAAAGTAGTCGGCTCTATGGAGGAAGTTGGTTCGATCGAACTGATGAAGCCACAGATCGATGAAGAAACTGGCGAACTGATTTACGAAAACAACCTGGGCGACGCTTTGTTTGATGTCGCTGTAGATGTTGGCCCATCGTTTAGCAGCCGCCGCGATGCAACAGTGCGTGCGCTTACAGGTATGATGCAAGTTACCACTGACCCAACAACCCAACAGGTTCTGCAAGCTATGGCTATCATGAACATGGAAGGTGAAGGCATTGGCGACATCAAGGAATACTTCCGCAAGCAGCTAGTCCAGCTTGGCGTTGTGAAGCCAACGGAAGAAGAACAGCAGCAGATGATGGAAGCGCAAGCAAACGTGCAGCAAGATGCACAGACCACTTACTTGCTTGCTGAAGCCGCTAAGTCACAGGCTCAAGCCATCCAAGCACAAGCTAACACTGAATATACATTGGCACGTTCGGAAGAAACGAAGGCCAAGA